CTTTTGTTGTTGGTGCAGCTGCATGTGGAAATAAAAAACTACTAGGCCATATAACCATTGTACCAATTTCTGGTTTAACATCTAAGATAATTTTTTTATGTTCTGTATCATAAAAATGTAGATGACCCCCTTCGTAATCATTATTTAAAAAAATAATAACAGATATTTCTCTTGGTATTCTAGCTGAACTATCTACATGAACTTTATAAAAACCACCCGCAGAATACTTTAACAAAGTTATTTCTTGAGTATCATGAACTTGTGGTAAAATCTTTTTATCTTCTCTATATTTTTGATAAACTAAAAACATTCTTCTTTTTATATATTGATACCAATGAGTTTCAGTTATACTTTTTTCTAAATCTATATTATAATCTTCTACACATCTATTTGTGGTATCTACTACTTGTTCTCCATTCGGTCTGATAATAGAAGATTGTCTAAAATCTTTTTCTTTAAAAAATCTTATAAACGCAGAAACTTGTTGAGGACTTAAACAATTTTTATAAACACCTATACAATCTTTTATTTCCATGTTTTTTTGTTCCAGATACTATCTGTGTACCATCTAAATATTTTACTAGAATAATTAAATAAATCAGTCAATCTTTTTTCTTGGTTTTTTATAGATATTTTAGATTTCCAATTTTCTTTTTTAAAAGGAAAAACAGAGGCTACAGGGGTTCCTTTTTCCAAAGTCCATCTACCTTGTTTTTTAAATACACAGGGGAAGTTAGTTGGTATATTGGTATTTGAATCAACAATACCTGAGAGTATTTCAAATCTATCATCTAATCTATTTACAGGTGGTAAAAACAAAGCACTATACCCTTTAGGTAAGATTATAGTCCATGGGTTTAAAATTTTATAAATAGGATAACCTAAATTTGCTTTTGAATACGGACAAGACATTCCTCCTACTTGATGTAATCCATGTATTTCCTCTCCACTATTAGTATTGTTTATACCTTTGAGAAATTTATTTTCTTGGTGAACTTCTATCCATGTACCCACTTGATTCTGATTTTCATTAAAAGTATTAAAGTTAATTACTTGATCAATTGGATTTTTTAAAATATAGCCTGCCATCAAACTATCTAAGAAAGGCTTACAAGCCTTGATAGTCATTGCTCTATGGTCTTGTGGATTAGGTACGTCTTTATACCATTGAGGTATATTTAATCTTGCTGGTTCAGGATGAATCTCTTTATCTTGAACAATTTGCTTGCTTGCTCTAAATTCAATTATTTTTTCATTCATTAAAATTCCATCGAAGACGGAATATGTATAGCATTTTTTTCTAAACAATCAACCCAAGTAATTCCATTTATAGGAAAACTTAAAGAACTTAAATCTAACGCTGTTAGATTATCTTTAGTTGTAGTCCAAATAGCTGGTGGGTTTTCATAAATATTTATAGCTTTATCTATTTTAACAATTAAATTATTTATTTCAGTTTCAATTTCTTCTTTTGAAAAATCTCTAATATTGCTATCAAATCTTACTTCAGGTCCTTGTTCAACTAAATCGTTTACAGATACAGCTTCTGCATGCCCATTAGTAAAACCTTTAATGCCTCTTGCAAAGGCTAAAGCATCTGCATCAGATATTACTTCGGATGAAGCTAGTCCGTTAGCTAACCAAAAATCTTTTGATGCATCATCCTCGCACATCTTTGAAAAATATCCTAAATTATTTTTTAAAATATGTTTAGCCATTATTATGCTCCACTGTTATCGTAAGCTACTAAAAAACCACCGTTTCCAGGATTTCCAGCGTTTTGAGGGTAATTTCCTCCAGTACCACCAAGTCCAGCATCTGTGTAGAATGGTCCAGATCCACTAATACTATTTGTAGCACCAGGAGTACTACCAGGGTTTCCCTGACTACCCACCATAAAGTATCCCCAAGATCCACCGTTACCACCGTTTGCAGTTACACTTAAACCAGGTAAGGTTGTTGCATTTCCAGGCTTACCAACTCTGTTTGAGTTAGGCCCAGGACTTCCTCCTGCACCTCCATTGCCTACACTAAAAGGATATGGTGTTCCACCAGTAGCAGGAGTAAAGAATGCTCCAAAACCACCATCTCCACCGTTACCACCGTTTCTTCCTGCGTTATCCCCACCGTGGCCTCCACCGCCACCACCGCCACAAGCATAAATTGTAGCGTTGTTTGCAGCAGGGTTTACTGTGTAATTTCCAGATCCACTACTTTGAGCAGCGATCATAACATCAAGAGCTCCACCAGCAGAGCCACTTGCAATTGAAGTAATTCTTCCATCAGCATCTACAGTAATATCTACTGTAGTATAAGCTCCTGCAGTGATACCAGTTGAAATTAATTGATCTGCGCCAACTGAATTTGTAGCAAGTTTTGCTTGCGTAATTGTTGATTGAGCAATTTTGTCAGCAGTAACTGCATTACTTGCTAATTTAGCTTCAGTTACATTTGCGTTTGAAATTTTTGCAGTAGTCACTGCATTGTCAGAAAGTTTTGCAGTAGAAATTGCAGCATCATCAATCTGTGCCTGTGCAATTGTTCCACCTAAAGTATTAAGTGCTATCTCATTTAAATTAGTTCCATCAGAATAAGCAGCAACGATTGCAGCTTCGCCTGCAGTGAAACCTGTACCTGAAGCAGTTTTGATTGTTAAATTTGTTACACCAGTTACAGCAGTTAAATCAATAATATAAAATTTTTCAATTCCATCTGGGATTGTTACAGTAGATGCAGTTGTTAAAGTTCCAGTAAACTTTAAAACCATGTTTCTTGCATTTGATTCTGCAGCATCAGACATTGCAAGAGCTACAGTTCCACCATCAGAAAGTGCTACTGCTTCATAACCTGCAATTGCTTGTTGAATTAATTCTAAATTGTTATTTGTTTTTAGACCCCATGTACCAGCGTTTTCGCCAGTGACCATTAGTTCGAGTTTTAAATCTGTTGAATAACTAGATGCCATAAATTTTGTCTCCTAAATAATTATAATTTTACCTTAATCATGCAGCTAAATCAACCTCTGTCCATACATTGGTTACACCTGGATCAATCTCCTGCCATGAGGTAACATTTGCTTGGCCAGCTGAAATAGTAGCTGAAATTCCTGTAACAGTTATATTTGCTACTCCAGTAGCTGTAACAGAACCTACGGAACCTGTCAATTCTATGCCTGTAACACCCACTATTTGAGCAGGTATTTCTTCAGCTGTACCTAAAGAAGCTGTTAGTTCTTGTCCTGTAGCAGGTTCATTTGTGGATTGCTCTAGAGCAATTGTGCCTATTGTTGATGTTAATTCAATACCTGTAACATCAACAGGAGTTTTTAATCCTGCAACAGTAATACCTACTGATCCTGTTAATTGACCAGCGCTTGTAACATTTACGTTAGCATCTGCATCAAATTCTAATGTACCAATAGCTCCGTCTAATTGATCTTCGGAAGCTAGTACAAATATGTCTTGGTCAATCTGAATTGAGAATGATGGATTTGAGAAAGTAGATGTTAATTCTGATCCTGTTACATCTACAGCTACGTTAGTAAATGCAGTTTCTTCTCCAATAGATGTTGTTAGTGATATACCATTTAATGCTACTGAATAGTTATCGCCCCAAGCAAAACTTCCCCAAGCATCTCTACCCCAACCTTCTCCAGTTAGTGTAGTTTCATCAACTGTTGCAGTTCCAATACTTGTAGTAGCTTGTGATCCAGTTACATTTACACCAATACCAATAACTTCATCTCCAGGAGAGAATGTTAATTGAATACCGGTAACTGATACATCTGCTGACGCACCTGCAACAGCTCCTGCATTAGTAAATGTGAGTTGTGATCCTGTTACATCAACATCAGCGTTAGCTTGAGTTGTTGATGTTCCTATAGATGTGGTTGCTGATATGCCACTGAGTGAGACGGTTTCATTAGATAGGTCTCCCCATTCTGCTGCTCCCCATGTTTTATTACCCCATCCAGTGGCCATATCATTTTAGTTCCTTAATTACGCAATTCTTAAAATCGCAGCAGAAGTTGTGAATGCAGGGAACTGGATTGTAAATGTTCCAGAAGTTGCAGTCTTGTCTCCACCGAAATCTAACACAGCAACTGCTTCAGTAGTACCTGTACCACCATCAGTAGTTGTATTATAAATCAAAGCACCTTTAGCTGTTAATGTAACACCAGTGAAAGATAAATCAGCAAAGCTAGTAATAGCGACTCCTGATGAAACTTTAACACCTTGGTTAACTAAAGCTTTACCACCTGCAGTGTAACCTGCTGGTGAAGATACTTCTGATGTTGATGAATAATTAGTTGTTGATGCACCGATTGATGCAGCAGAAGTGTACATTGCTAATTTAAATGTATCTGCAGCACTATCAAAATCATGCTCACCACCTAACAATTGCTTTTTGAATGAATTGCAAATTGCGTTAGTTGTAATAGCCATAATTGTTCTCCTTTAAAATTACGTATTTGGTGATGGTGAAGGTATCTTAATTCTTGGTACCCCATCATCGTATTCTGCACGTCTTCTTCTCCCCATTTGTTGAAGAGCAAAATTCTGTACTTCTTCATTGTACTTTGTTTCGTACAGTTTGTACATATCCATAGGACCTTTTAGATATCTAA